CTTTGATGGCTCAGTTGTCGGAAAAGAAGGTTGGGAGGCCAAAAAAAGAGGAATAAATGTCATCAACGATGCTACAGCTAGTCACCCAAGTTACCAATGAATTGGGTGTATCAACGCCAACTACTGTGGCATCGAATACGAACCAAGATGTAATTCAAATCTTGGCGTTGATGAACGCTGCTGGTTATGAATTCTTGCGAAAGCATGACTGGCGGGAATTAACCAAACAACACACATTCACCACAGTCTTTACCGTAACAACGGGCGATGTGGTTGAAAACACATACACGATTACCAACATCCCATCAACTGCGGGGCTAGATACAACGTATCAAGTCGTGGGCAATGGCATTTCTAATGCTTGTTACATTGAATCTGTTGATTCAGCAACGCAAGTTACCGTTAATCTACCCTCCACAGGGACATATGTTGGCACTTCAATCACTTTTGAAAAAGTGAAATATGATTTGCCTTCAGACTACGAATCAACTGTGCCACGCACCCATTGGGACAAATCCAAACATTGGGAAATGCTAGGGCCAGAAAGCCCACAGCAATGGGAATGGTTGTTATCAGGATTTATCTCGACTGGCCCACGGATTCGTTGGCGCTTGCTTGGCAAATACTTTCAAATTTGGCCTGGCGTTTCCACAAATGAGCTTTTGGGTTACGAATATCGCTCAAAAGGTTGGGCAGAATCCGATACTGGCGTAGTCAAGAATTCATTTACTGCCGACACGGATACCTGTATTTATCCTGATCGGCTGATGGTATTGGCTACAAAGCTAAAGTATTTTGAAGCTAAAGGCTTTGATACCACGGCGATGTATCGCAACTATATCGAGGAATTTGAGATTGTTCGGGCGCAGGATACTTCGGCAGCTAACTTGTCGTTTGCACCACGCCCAGGCACGGTCTTGATCGGCTACGACAACATACCTGATACTGGCTACGGGACAAACTAATGGCAAGCCGACTTGTTCAAGGCACAGCAGCTCGTGTTCAGTCGCTACCATCCCCGATTGGCGGTTGGAACGTGCGTGATTCGATTGCAAACATGGATACGCTTGATGCTGTCCAGTTGACCAATTTCTTTCCGACTGTCAACAATGTGGTATTGCGTGGCGGTTACACAAAATACTCAACAGGCATTACAGGTCAAGTTCAAACGCTTATGTCGTACTCAAGCGGTGCGACTAACAAACTGTTTGCGATTGCAGTTACATCAATTTATGACTGTACGGCGGGCGGTGCGGTTGGCGCTGCTGTCAAAACGGGTTTGAGTAACGCAAAGTGGGAATACATAAACGTCACAACTCCTGCTGGCGGCTACATCATGGCGGTCAATGGCGTTGATGCGCCATTACTGTATGACGGTTCGGTTTGGACAAATCCAACTATTACAGGCGTGACTGCAAGCACTTTAAGCAACATTACTATCTTTAAAAACCAAGTGTGGTTTACGCAAGCCTCGACTCTTAAAGCATGGTATTTGCCGACTTTAAGCATTGCAGGCGCAGCTGCGGCAATTGACATGAGTTCGGTTGCTCAACTTGGTGGGTACTTAGTCGCTGTGGGAACTTGGACGCTTGATGCAGGTTATGGAGTAGACGATAACTTGGTGTTTATAACGTCCAATGGCGAGGTAATTGTCTGGAGTGGCACTGACCCATCAGACGCTACAAAGTGGGCGCTAGTAGGCGTTTGGAGGCTTGGTAAGCCCGTTGGCAAGCGTTGTTTAATGAAGTACGGCGGTGACATACTGATATTGACTTATAACGGTCTTTACCCACTAGCGGCGAGTTTGCAATCATCTAGGCTTGATCCAAGAATTGCCTTATCTGACAAAATTCAAGGCGCATTTAATGCCGCAACGCAACAATATGGCGGTAATTTTGGGTGGGACATTACTTTTGATCCGCAACGCAATGCTTTAACGGTCAATGTGCCTATTGCTGAGGGTCAACAACAGCAATATGTAATGAATAACATTACAAAAGCATGGTGCAATTTTACGGGTCAATACGCTAATTGTTGGGTAATTTTTAATAATGAATCGTATTGGGGTGGCAACGGATTTGTCGCTCATGCGTGGGATGACAACTTTGCTGATGATGTAAGCGACATTGACGCTTATGCGTTGCAAGCGTTTAATTACTTTGATGCTCGTGGAGTAAAAAAGTATTTTACAAGAGCTAGACCGTCAATCTTTACTAACGGCACACCGTCAATTTTCATTGGATTAAACATTGATTTTGACCTAGCAGATACGACTGCGGCACTTAGCTTTAGTCCACAAATAAATGCTAAATGGGACACTGCGCTGTGGGATGTAGACTATTGGTCTACAGACACGGTAATTACAAACAATTGGCAAGGCGTAACCGGGATCGGATATTGCGCTGGCACACAGTTTAAATCTGCCTCTCAAGGAATCACAATTCTATGGGCATCGACGGACATTGTTTACCAACAAGGATGGCCTGGCATATAGTCCAGGGCGCTGAAGTAGGCCATTGGGTTGCGGATCGAGTGCAAGGTAAGTATTTTGCGGAAGGTTCGCAAGCAATTGGTTTAGAGCGTGATGGTCAGATTATCGCAGGTGTGATTTACGAGAATTGGAATAAAGCCTCGATTGTGTGCCACATAGCAATTGAAGGACGTATGACAAAAGGGTATTTAAAGGCAATATTTGACTACCCTTTTAAGTTTTGCAAAGTAAAAAAGATTATTGTTCCGGTAAGCAGTACCCATGCAAAAAGCCTAAAATTAGTTACGAAAATGGGTTTTGTAGAAGAAGCAAGGGTTAAGGATGCAGTACCGGATGGCGATATTATATTTTTGACATTGGCACGAGAAAATTGCCGATTTCTTGGAGTAGAAAATGGGTAAATCAGCATCAGCACCACCAACACCGGATTATGTCGGCGCAGCCAGGCAGCAAGGCATTGATAACCTTGCGGCGGCTAGACAATCAAACATTATGTCAAACCCAAATATGATTACGCCATTTGGGAATCAGACTGTTACCTATTCAAGCCCAACATTTGACCAATCTGGATTTGAAACGGCGCTGGCTAAATATAACGCTGGCAATGTAGACCGTAATCAGTATTATCAAACAGGCGGTGGTGCTGGTGATTCTGGCACTGATTACACATATTTTGACCAAGCAGGCTACGATGCTGCACAAGCAAAACGAGGTGCTGCGCCAACCCGTGAAGGTTTTATGACTGGCGGCGGTCAGCCAACTATTACCCAAACACTTACCCCACAAGCGCAACAAACTTTAGATTCGCAACAACGTGTTCAGACTGCTTTAGCTAATCTTGGCGAACGTGGCATTTCAAATGCTTACGACACGTTATCAAAACCGTTTGTCCCAACATCGACTGATATTAAAAAAGATTTTGGCGGTTATGGTGCTGTTCCTCTTGCGTCTGATTTTATGGCAAAAACAAATGTGCCATTGCAATATTCAATTGACACAAGCGGCGCAGCAGCAATGCCAATTAACGCAGGAACAACAGCGCAAGAGCTAATTCTGCAACGCTTAAACCCAACAATTGAATCTGGCGATGTGTCTTTTAGGCAGCAATTAGCAAATCAAGGTCTGGCGCCTGGCACAGAAGCCTACGACAAAGCGTTTCGTAATCGTGAGATGAGCAAAAACGATTTGTATAACCAAGCTGCGTTGCAAGGCATTAACCTTGACATGGCAGCTCGCAATCAAACCGTCAATGAGTTGCTTGGGCTTGGCACGTTTGGCAATCAAGCTCAGTTAGCAGGCGCAGGGTTGTACAACACTGCAATGGGTCAGAATTTTGGTCAAGGGATGCAGAGTCAAGGCACACAATTTGCTCAAGGTCTTAACAAAGCTCAGTTTCAAAATACCGCACAGCAACAGCAACTGGCGCAAGATTTGGCATTACGTTCGCAACCGATTAACGAAGTTATTGGGCTTATGGGCGGGTCGCAAATCCAGTTACCACAATTCCAAGGCTATCAAGGTACTAGCGTTGCACCAGCACCAACCTTTGCGGGTACGCAAGCACAAAATCAAGCGGATATGCAAAGGTACGGTATTCAACAAGCGGCTAACAACGCAACAACTCAGGGGTTGTTTAGTGCGCTTGGAACGGCAGCAATGTTTGCACCGAAATTCTCTGATAGGCGTTTAAAATCAAATATCGTACAAATTGGTACTCACCCATTAGGAATTGGTATTTATGAGTACGACATTTTTGGCAATCGTGAGCGTGGCGTAATGGCAGACGAAGTGGCTAAAGTAATGCCAGATGCAATTGTTCCGCACTCAAGCGGCTATATGATGGTTAATTACGGGAAACTATAATGCTTAACCAATATGTCAATATGACTCCGCAGCAGAAAATGGCTCAGATGCTGCAACAGCAAGCCCAGCCGACTCAGCTGCAAGGTCAAGACATGGGGCAAATGCCGCAAATGCAAAACCCAATGTCTGGCGCACAAAACGCTATGAGTATGTACGGCAAAATGAACCAACAAAATCAAATGCAAGATATGCAAGATTACATGGCTCGTTTAAAACTTGGTCAAGCTCAGACTGGCGGTATGTTTGACCAAAGTAATGCTCAAGCTCCGCAATTTACTGCAAATAATTACACAGGTTAAATCATGGCTTATGATCCGTATGCACTAGATGCTCAAGCTCTCCAGCGTCGAGAGCGAATGGCAATGATGATGCAACAACAAGCGTTTCAACCTTTGGAAATCAATAGTTTTCAAGGGTATCAAGCGCCTATTTCTCCATTGTCGGGGCTTGCAAAAATTTTGCAGGTATATGCGGGATCAAAACAACTAGAAGAATTAGACGAATCACGCAAAGACATTGATTACAATCGTCAGCGTGACATAATGAATTTAGTTGGCGTTAATTTGCCTGAAAAACGAGTTATGCCGACAGCAGAGCCAGTTACACAACAACCCACTCAGTCGGTTGCTGCGCCTATGCAAGCGATGCCAACTCAAATGCCTGCTCAAGCTGCGGTTCAAGCACCAGTTGCAGAATCTTTTCCAATTGGCCCATCAGGAGCAACGCAAAACCTGCCTTCTGTTAGCCCTGTTCAATACGCTAATGCTTTATCTGGTCAAACACCAACAACACCACAAGCAACGCCACAAGCAACGCCGCAAATGCCTGGTGTCGCAACTCCTCAATCTGGTCGTGCGTCCTTTGGACAGCCGACATTGCCTTCAGTAACTGGCGATCCAATGAAAGACATTGCATTGATGCGAACGATTGGCCCGCAAGCCTATGTTCAAGCATCATTGCAAAACAAACCTACGGCAGTTGGCAACTTTGCAATTGATAGAACCGGAAAAGTTATTTTTGCTGCGCCTAGTAAAGAAGGTTATGTTGATGTGCAAGGCGCAGGCGGTAAATTTACACGCCAAGAAATCCCTGGGGCATCTGCGCTTGAAACAAGTCGTGCGGCGGGTCTTGAGTATGGCAAAGAAGCTGCTGGTACTGCTGCAAAACGTGATGCTGAAACTTACTCTACTGCGTCAAGCGCTCAAACAAACGTGGATCGAGCAAACCAAATTATTGATTTGATTGGCGCTGGAGCGTTAACTGGAACTGCGGCTGAAATTAAATTAAAACTTGCACGAGCATTTAATGTGGCAGGCGCTGACAATAACGAAACAATTAAAAATACAGAAGTTCTTGTTGCTCAACTTGGTCAAAACGTATTGGATAGCATCAAAGCGTCAGGGCTTGGAGCTGGACAAGGATTTACTGATAAAGACAGAATATTCCTTGAACGGGTTAAAGGCGGTTCTATTGAGCTTAATCCACAAACTTTGTCAGAACTTGCGAGAATTTCCAAATCTGTTTCTGCGGAAGCTGTTGGAAAATGGAACAAGCGTTTGCCTGACATTGCACCAAATATTGCAAGAGATTTGGGTTACAGACCAATTGAATTAAACAATGTGTACAGTCGTTCAGAAATTGAAGCTGAATTAAAGCGTAGAGGATTGAGGCCATAATGTCTGAATTAGTTATTTCTCAGTCGGGTTCGCCAGTAGATCAATTGTTCCCGTATTTAGAAAATCCAAATGTCCGTGGTTTTTTGGGCATGATTGGTTCTGCTGAGGGTACAGACAAATACGGCTACAACACATTGTTTGGTGGTGGCAAAATTGAATCATTAGCTGACCATCCTAGACAACTATTTGACTTTACTGAGACAACTGGTAGACCTAACAAGACAACGGCAGCAGGTCGTTATCAGTTTTTGTCAAACACTTGGGATGAACAAGCAAAAAAGTTAGGGTTGCCTGACTTTGGCCCTCAAAGCCAAGATTTAGCTGCTGTAAACCTGTTGCGTGAACGTGGCATTTTGCCTGATGTTTTAGCAGGAAATTGGGAATCGGCAGTAAAGAAGTCAGGCCCGATATGGGCAAGCCTTCCATCAAGCCCATACCCACAGCCTCGCCAATCAAATGAGTTTGTGATGAACAGATTAAACCCTAACAACATGGTAGCAAACGCTTCTACTTCAGACGTAAACCCAGTTGCAATGAAGGGTTTAAGTTCATTAAGCAATGAAGAATTGATGGCTTTGTCTGGGCAAGCGCCTAGCGCACCTTCAGTTGGTTCTTCAAAAGGTTTGCAAGGATTAAGCAACGAACAATTGATGTCTTTGAGCCAAGGTCAGCTTGCTGCTGCGCCTGTGGAACAAAAGCCAATGGATTGGCAAACCACATTAGCAACTTCAGCTAGTAATTTGCCGTCTAGCGCAATGAAATATGGCAAAGAATTATATGAAGCAATAACAAACCCTGTTGAGACTGTTAAAAACATTGGCATGGTTGCAGCAGGTGGATTAAAAAACATTACGCCTGAAATTGTACAAAAGTTTATTACTTCAATTTCAAGTGAGCCTGGTCAAATTGACCAAGCCGTTCAAATGGCTAATGCCGTTGGTGGCGAATACGCTAAAAAGTATGGTTCTGTGGAAGGTTTTAAACAAGCGCTTGCCTCA